TTGACCTCCTAAGTTAAGTTGTGTTGCTAAAGGTTGAAGAAGAAAAGGCGAAGCCCCTCTTCGAAAGAAGAGAGGGGCAGAGCCGACAGTAAAAAGACCGAGATGTGTCCGACGAAGGGGGAGTCAGTTCCAAAAAACCCTTATGAATCTACGGGGGAATACGCACGCGACCCCAAGTTGTGCAGAATTGACAACAATTTCCCTAGCATTGTTGCTGGAAAAGCTACAGAACAGACAGTCAGAACTCCTAAGGGAAGACTTATGGCTACAAAACCCTAGTTCTCCGACATGAACATGGCACACCCCTATGGGCCCATACCACAACAGACCCGGGGGTTGAGGCTCCAGCAGTATCCGATACACCCACACTCCGTTCACCTTTCGTAAATCTCGGAATCAAGTCCCGTAAATTTCGGAATCCAAACAGGCGTGGCTTGCTGTTTATTTTTTTTGCAGTAGCAAGCCTAAAATGTTAACTGCTGCAGATAAACTAGATATAGGGGAATGTATGGAATGGATATTCTTGATGAGGGTCAGTGTTGGCTTAGGTTGGATGAGGGATATTGGAAGCTAAGGAAGCTAAAGGCTTTGTTGCCTGTGGTGGAACAGTGGGTGGCAGAGAGAGACCCTAGGGTTTTGGGTTCGAACTATTGGGGAATCTGCATGGACAGCCCCGGCGAGAACGTAGTTGTCAACTTGACATACGATGATGGGAAGCAGGGCGGGTATGAAGGCGAGGAGTTATTAGTAAATTACTACGATGTGATGGAAGCCTTCCCTGAGTTGAGGCAGTTGTTTGTGGATTTGGAGCTGCAGCCTTACTTGGGCAAGAACTCAATTGGCAACTGGGGGATACATAGGCATTGCTTTAACCCTACCTCCCGGTGGAACCTTGTGATGTTAGGGGAGGGGAATGATGGCGGTGCCGGGATTTTTTTTAAAAACGACGAAGAAGGCTGCTACCCAACTGACCCGACATACGAATACGTTGTGGACTACTTGGAGGAGGGGATCTCGCTGCAGGAAATTGAGAGATGCTCCTTGGAAACGGGAAGGGTCTTCACCATAGATACTTGGAACTGGCACTCCCACCTGACCCATGATCCAGATCATAAGGCGGTTGCTTGGCTGATGCATTTTAAATTTGCCGATAGTCGTGACAACGTCAAGGACGTGATCAGGAATCAGGAGATCTGGGGTTGGAGGAAAGTTCTTTGGAGAGACACTAAGCAACGTAAGTACCGCCACGGGACACACGATGCCTAACACCGGGGGGCTAAAGCAACATAAGTGATCTGTTATCAAACAAGATATGTTATGATTCAGCAAAATCGAATAGGTGTGCATATATAGCTAAAAAGTCTAGCGCGGGATAGCGCAGCGGTAGAGCGTCGGACTCATAATCCGAAGGTCGGGGGTTCGAGTCCCTCTCCCGCAACCAATCTGGGTATAGCTCAATTTGGCAGAGCGCGTGCTTTGGGAGCATGATGTTGGAGGTTCAAATCCTTCTACCTAGACCACTCACCCCCTGCTCCGCCTACATTGAGATTGGTGTGACCGGGGGGTTTCTTTTTCTGTAACCGGAAGGTTTCACTTTGTGGCACTTTCCGTAACCTATAAGTTTCAACGCGGGTCAACTAGCGCAAGGGGCGCGCAGCAGCCTTCCAAGCTGACGACCGCGGAGTTCGACTCTCCTGATCCGCTCCACTTATTATTTTTATGATACCTATTCACGAACTACAGAAGTTTCTAAATACCTACGAAGCCCTGCGCGGGATTGAAGTCACACACGAGAGTGATATTAAAAAAGCAATTGCTCCTCAGGTGGTTCTCTTGACAGGGATGGTCAACATCGAAGGCACTCCGCATTTGTTCGAAGCTGAGATCAACCTCATGGAGTTCCACACTAGGGAGGACTTGATCCTTCTGGGTGGTTCAATCCTGAAAGCCTTCGACAAGGCCGGGGTTCAAAAACTATAGGACAAACAATGGCAGCACGAATCCGCAAAATCAAGCACGACGAAAACACACGGTTAAAGATCCAAGCAGCTCAGTTGATCAATCGCCTGACCGACCACGCCAACGGCAAAGTCGAGATGTCGGCTACCCAAGTTCGTGCTACTGAGATTCTGCTCCGCAAGATTCTGCCTGATCTCTCAGATGTCAAGATGGATGTGGACGCAGCGCCGATCACCTTCAACCTGAACATGACAGCTCCTGAGGAGAACAAGGATGGGGAATAAACCTGATTGGGTTGGCACCAACTTTAAGAAGAATCCCACCCACATGATGGGCGACAAAACCAAGATGGATGGTGTCAAGCACATGGCTGATGGTTCGCTTCCTGACATCGAAGGTGGTGAGGATGACTTCGATCCCGGCTTTGATATCTCCTACTCGGCTAGTGGGATGGACACCAAGAATTTCGGAGGCGGTGGCCGCATAGGTCGGAACGTATACCACGGAGAAGATGGCACCTTAAACTTAGGTGTGTCTGGTTCTCACTGGAAAGGTGGCGGTCAATCGGGGGCAAACCTTGATGCCGTAGATGCTACCTACATGACGAAGAACGGAGACTTTGGTGTTCAGATTGAGCCAAAGCTAAAGTCCGTGAAGTTAACATACCGGAAAGAGTTTTGATTTGTGAGCGAAAATACTTTTAACTACAGACCGCCCGGAAAGAATGCAGCCAAGTTCCATGCATCCGATGCTTTCGTGCGCGGTCTTATGGGGCCAGTGGGCTCGGGCAAATCCAGCAGTTGCTGCGTGGAGATCGTATCTCGCGCTCTGCGACAGCGTCCTAGCCGCGACAATGTTCGCCGTTCTCGATGGCTTATTATTCGTAACACCTACCCCGAACTCAAGTCAACCACAATCAAAACGTGGGAGACGTGGTTCCCAGCAGACGTAGCCCCGATCAAGTGGGACACGCCTATCACCTCGACAATGAAGATTGGCAACATAGGTGATGGCACCTCGCTGGAACTTGAAGTTATGTTTATGGCATTAGACAAGCCTACCGAAACTGGTAAGCTGAGATCTCTGGAATTGACAGGCGCTTGGATTAACGAAGCCTCTGAGATTCCTAAAGAGATCTTTGATATGGTCACACAGCGTGTGGGACGTTTCCCGTCAATGATCCAAGGTGGCCCTAGCTGGCACGGGATTATTCTTGACACGAACCCACCTGATGATGACCACTGGTACTACAAGGTAGCCGAAGAGGAACGCCCTGAAGAATGGCAATTCTTCCGCCAGCCCGGAGCAATGCTTCTGGTTGACGGTGAGTATGTGCCTAACCCAGAGGCAGAGAACATTCGGAATATACCTACAGGGTATGACTACTACACCCAACAGTTGCCAAGCAAAGGCTCTGATTGGATCAATGTGTTTGTGCTTGGAAACTATGGTACGACGCTGGATGGTAAGCCTGTTTATCCAGAGTATAACGACAAGATACATTGCCTTCCTAATAACATAGAGGCAACGCCGGGTCTTCCCCTGATCCTTGGGTGGGACTTCGGACTTACGCCAGCATGTGCGATTATGCAAGTGTCGCCTTCTGGTAGACTGACAATACTTGACGAATTGATATCTGAAGATATGGGTATCCGTCAGTTTGCCAATGATGTCGTTAAACCTTTTCTAAGTAACAACTATGGTCACTCCCAACTCGTATCTGCTGGCGACCCTGCTGGCAACATTCGCGCACAAACTGACGAACGAACCTGTCTCCAAGAGTTGCTTGAAGCGGGAATATACACAGAGCCTGCTCCGACTAACGACTTCATACCGAGGAGAGAAGCTGTCGCCTACTTCATGACGAAGATGAGCGATGGCAAACCTGCCTTTGCTTTGAACCCGCGATGCACAAACATTCGCAAGGGTTTCTTAGGTAGGTACAAGTATGAGAGGTTAAAGACCTCTGGACTTGCACGGTATAAAGATAGGCCGGTAAAGGATATCTATTCTCACATTCAAGATGCAATCCAGTACGGATGCTTGAAGGTGAGGAGTGGCGTTGCGCCAGCTCGTGCAAAGTCAATACACAAAGTATCCTCTAAGGGATGGACATAAATGGGATATGCAATCAACAGACCGCAGGTCGAAATAGAAATCGAAGGTGAAGACGATCTTCAGTCTAATGTTCGTTTCGAATCTAATCTTAGTGCTTACGTTGGTAAGTGCTGGGATGAGGCTAAGACTGCCAAGACTACAATTGTTGAGCGGCTGCTGAAATGCGAACGTCAGCGTAGGGGTGAGTATGACCCTGACCGCATGATGGAAATCCAACGAGTCGGCGGCTCAGATATTTATATGATGCTGACCGACGTGAAGTGCCGTGCTGCTGAAGCATGGATCTCTGACGTGATGCTAAATCAGCAAGACCGCGTCTTTGATCTGAAGGTTTCCAATACGCCACAGATGCCGCCCGAGATGCGCCGGAACATTATTGATCTGGTTCGTATGGAGGCTGAGCAGTTCATAGCCGAAGGTGGTGAGCTTCACCCTGAGACATTCCGTGCCCGTATGGAGGAAGTCCATGAGGCAATCTCTATGCGCTTAAAGCAAGAGGCTGAAGATGCTGCTCGTCGCATGAGTGACAAGATTGAAGACCAGCTAGGCCGCGGCAAGTTCCAGCCTGAGCTGAAGAACTTCATTAACGACTTTACAACTTTCCCTTCGGCTATCATGAAGGGGCCAGTGATCAAGCGTCGCAAGGGCATGGCATGGGGGCCAGAGTTTACCCCTATCGTTATGACTGAGTTTGTCGAAGAGTTCGAGCGCGTCTCGCCTTACGACATCTTCCCCGCTCCAGCTTCTACTGGTGTGAACGATGCGTACCTGATACAGCGTCACCGCTTAAATGCGAATAGCCTACAAGCTATGCGTGGCACCCCGGGTGTTGATAACGATGCACTGCAAACGGTAATCGATCGCTTTGCAATGTCCGGCTATCGCACATGGATTCAAGGCGACAACGAAGAGCGCGTCTTGGCTGGCAAACCTTTCCGCTATCCATTGCTATCTGGTGAAGTAGAGACCATTGAATTCTGGGGCTCTGTCACTGGGCAGTACTTGGTTGAGTGGGGCATGACTGACATCGACCCTGAAGAGATCTATGAGATCAATGCTTGGTGGACAGATGGCATCATGTGGAAGGTTGTGCTGAACCCTGATCCATTGGGTCATCGCCCATACGGTGTTGCTTCTTGGGAAGATGTTCCTCATTCCTTCTGGGGTGTGGCTCTGCCTGAGATCATGCGCGACAACCAAACCATGTGTAACGCTGCTGCCCGTTCGATCGCGAACAACATGGCAGTCGCTTCTGGCCCACAGGTTGAGGTTACAGTTGACCGCTTACCAGATGGTGAGCAGATCACTGAGATCTATCCTTGGAAGATTTGGCAAGCAACGTCTGACCGCACTGGTGGTGGACAACCTGCTGTGCGTTTCTTCCAGCCAAGCATGAATGCTCAAGAGTTGCTCGGCGTGTTTATGCAGTTTGCGAAACAGGCTGACGAAGTCACAGGCATTCCAAACTATGTGTACGGTTCCTCCGCTGTGTCTGGCGCTGGCCGTACTGCATCTGGTCTATCGATGTTGATGGACAATGCAAGCAAAGGTATCAAACAAGCTATCGCTGCAATCGACGGTGTGGTCGCAGGTATGGTTCAGAAGTTGTACATCCACAACATGATGTTCGACAGTGACCCATACATCAAGGGTGACTTCCGCGTTGTTGCTAAAGGAGCAATTGGCCTGTTGCATAAAGAGACTCTGCAGATGCGTCGCAATGAGTTCTTGATGGCAACTGCTAATCCGATCGACTCCCAGATTACTGGAGTTGAAGGTAGAGCCTACCTGTTGCGTGAAGCAGCTCGTGGGTTGCAGATGGACACGAACAAGATCGTACCGGATCAGAACTCGATGGAAGAGCAGAAGATCCAAGCTCGTGCCCAGATGCTTGCGCAGCAGATGCTGCAACAGATGGCGAACCAAATGCAACCACAGCAAGTGGTGGCCGCACCGCAAGAAGCATTACCGGGCGGCATGCCAGCAGAGGGAACCGCAGTACCGCAACAGGTTCCTCAAATGGCTGACGGTGGCATGGTTCCCAACACAGCGGAGCAGGTACTAAGAAGCTTGGCAAACACCAATCTCATGCAGTGAGGCTAACTATGAAGGACAAAGACGCGATGAAAATGTTTAAGGGCAAAGACACCAAGGCTGAGGAAATGAAAGAAGCCAAAGCTTTGAAGGGCGGCAAGATCACCCCTAGGCAATACATGAAGGGTGAGAAGTCCGAAGGCGAGAAGGGCAAGGATATGGCTATGGCAAAGAAAGCTGCCAAGGCTATTCCTGCTGGCAAGATGACACCGAAGCAGTATGCCGACATGCAGAAGAAAGAAGGCATGAAGAAGATGGCAAACGGTGGCTCGGCTATGAAGAAGAAAGGCAAATGCTAACATGGCAGTCCCAAAGTGGGCGCGAGAAAATATGGCAAAAACCGGAGGCATGCCCAGCCACGGAGTCGTTAGCAAGCCATCCCCTTTCCACTCCTCGGACGTTAAGCATCTCGCAGACGGTACTCCATCTGAAGACGATTTCAAACGTATGGGTATTGAGGCTTCTGATCGCTACAACGAAATTGAGAAGTCCCAAGAAGTTGGCGCATTAGACAAATTGAAAGGCGGCTTCGGTCGTCTGTTCGATCGTTTAAAAGCAGGCAACATTGATGCGCCGGGGTCGGAAGCTTACAACAAGTACGGAGCTGGCTTAGGCAAAGCAGAGTACGAAAAGGAACAGCAGTTCAAGCAGTCTCGCATTGACAGTGAGAATGCCCGTAGAGATTACGTTCCAGATACAGCGGATTCAATCGCTCGTAAGATGGGTCGTGTCACGATGGGCCCAACTGTTGGTGAGGCTAAGACTGAAGCGGTGCCTATGCCTAAGGTTGATGAAACTAAGACAGAGTGGGAGAGACTGCAAAATAGTTCTGCTCCTTCCACTTCGTCTTCTGCTGCATCTACTACTGACGGTAAGGTATTCTCGAAACCTACGATGCCTACAGTCTCGACTGATAAAGCAGAAGACAAGTCTGGTAAGAAAGCGCCTACGCTACGCAAAACCAATAAGCGTCAACAATCTAACACTAGAGGTGTATCATCGGGAGATAAGAAAGTTTATTTACCTGATAACCCACGGCCTCCAGCAGACAACGATAGTCTTCCCTCGAAGCCTTATCCGAAAGGAAAGCCCAGTGCTAGTGCCGATAGAGCAAGTAAGCCGAGTCCGAAAGCTGCTGCGAGTGAGAATGATGCACGTCCGTCGAAACCGTATCCTGCCGATGCGCGTCCGAAGGGCTCTGCAAATTCCCCTAACGAGAGTGAAGTATCCGCGGCGGGGGCTCGATACGCTGCGACTAAAGCAGCACTCGATCGCGCTCCTGCGAATACTTCGGCTACCGCTAGAAAAGCACTTGAAGCCGCTGTCGAAGCTGCCCGTCAAGATTACGAGGCAAAAGCTAAAAAATCTAAAAGGTGATTTGTGTTAACAAAACCAGACCATCCTACCGTTCAAGCTCTAGCTAGT